GGGGAAATTACCTATGCCTACTGCTGGGTCTAACCATCTTAAATGTGGGTTAGACCAAACTTCATTTGGTAATTTATCTAACATTTCTTCTACTAATTCTATAGGGGTAAATACTTCTCCATATTCTTTTTTCTCTTTTTCATTAGGAGATATATTATCGTTTATATATTCTATTAATTTATCAGGGTCTTCAATACTATAATATTGTTTTTTTTGAGTAGTTATAATTTTATTCATATCTAATATATTATCAAATATATTTATTTAGTTATTCAGTCCTTCATATCTAAAAATGTTAATTGGAGCACCACTTCCATAGGTACTAATTCATTACCAGCTAAATTATCAGCATGAACAAGCACGTTATTATCGTTATAATACATTCTTTCTATTTGTATTTGGCTAGGTAATTCATTACACATAAATTTAAGACTATCATTTTGATTAAAAAATCCGCTATTGGTTGTTTCTGATTGAGTACCATTAGTATTAGTTAAACTAATTGTCCCAAGTATCATACCAGCTCCACCAGTTAAGGTATCCTCGCCCTCTTGTTGTATATTAGACCTTATAACGAGTTGAGGTATGTTATTGGGTAGAATACGGTCAGTCGCATTAACATTAGCACCAGCTAAAGTTTGTCTAGTAATTTGACTATAACCGCTAATAACTTCAATTAAACATCTACCATGAACACGTAGGTCTTCATTTAAAATAAAGTTAAATCCAGAATTATTATTAGTTAGAGTTAATTTTGGATTTGATGTTGCTGTGTTGTTCAATCTTAAAATTTTTAGATTACTCATATTATCTATATATAATATTATAATATATTTATATTTCGTTATAAAATTAAATAAATTCTATTTGGTGTCAAAGTGTCAAAATGAGTCCCGATTTTCATAAACTCCCCAAGAAATTTTATTTTCTTATAGACTTTGTTAAAATTTTGGTTCATTTTGACACTTTGACACCAAATAGAATTTTAATAATAGATTAATTCTACTTATCTACTTTTTAGTTAAAGCGTATTCTAATGAATTCTCATCTTTAATTTTTAATAATTCTTTTTCAACTACAGATAAATTTTTATCTTTTTCTTTTTCTTTTTTATATTCTTCTTTATCCATTTGTGATACAGTTTGATAATAGAATTTCTTTATTAATATATCACCCATTATAGGTGGGTATTTAGAATACTCTTTATTAACAAGCTCATTATAAAATCTGATTAAAGCAATTTTATCAGTATCCTCTAACCAACTATCATCAACAGTGAAATCTACTTCAATATTTTCATATTTATCTAATAATTCTTGTCTATAATCTCGTTCTGTATCCACTTTATAAGCGTTTTCTATATCATCAATATTTATTATATTGTTTTCTATATTTTCACTATTATCTTCTTCAATCATTATTATTAACTAATATTTTATTTTTTTAGAAAGAGCGTGTAACTAAGCCATCGGGGTTAAGAATCCATACACAGTCGTAGAGACAGTAGGTAGTACAATCTTGGGCAGCGGGAGCATTCGCACCGAAATCAACTTCTAATACAGAAGGAGCACCAGAGCCAGAAGTGTTTAAACCTAGATTAACTAATCTATCATCAGAAAATCGTTTTAAACTGATACACAAACTACCACAACCGACTTGAGCACCCGAATCAGTTCCAGATACAAAGGTATCCCTACGAACAGATGTAGTATTAGCGTGTAGATGTCCGTGAGGAGCGAGAGCTTTGGCTGCTTCCATCCATACACGAGATACATTAAATCCTTGTGAGTTTTCAGTAGAATTGACATCAATTTGGTCTTGAGGATATTGAACCGACATAATTCTATATAAATATCCTACTACATTAGTTATATTTGTAGCAGTTAATACATTTTTGGTCATATCATTAATATTCGCAGAAGGTCGCATTAAAGAAACCATAGCATTTAAAGACCTGTAAGAAGCATTCAACTGAACAGTTTGTTTAGCAGCTACGGCAGCGATGTTGTTAATTATTGTTCCTACTGATTGACCTATCCACATAGTAGATTGAGTCCTTAGCTGAGCTGTGTAAGCACCCATTATACCCTCATCTAAAATTTGATATACTGGGGCATAGAAACGGCACTCACTTACCGAATAAGCAGACGAAGTTAAACCACCATTACCACCAATAGCTAAGAACGCTTGAACACCAGAGGCTAAAGTTATTTCAATTGTGAATTGTGGTAGCCCTTGTGGTAAGGCTTTGTTATAGTAAGAATTTAAGAAACCAGCTTTTAATTTAACAGCTAAGACGGTGTTTCTTCGTGTAGCTCCACCAGCGACGGCGAACTGATGACCTTGAGCAGACCAATTAACAGCAGGGTCAGAACCTCCATTAACAGCATTCTGATAAGCGATATCATCTAAACCAGAATTCCAGATTTGGTCGTATAAGTGGTATAAATTGTATCTATCTATTGTTTCAACTTTACCAGAGCTACCAGCTACACTAATTTCTAATTTATCAATCAAAGCCGACACATTACCATCTAATCTATAAGTATCACCACCACCGCCATCAGTAATATCACTGATAACATTTAAATAAAGATATGAGTTAGCGGTATCAATAAACCCATCCGATTGTATGGGAATAAGTATCTTATTATTGCTTGTAGATGAATATTGAGAGCTTGTAGCATCAAATCGGCTTAATCTGGTTCTTGAGGGTATAGCATCAGTTCCAGTCATAGTATATAACATAGATGAAGGGAGTTTATTCAAAATATCTTGATTTTGCATATTTATATATTATAGTAATATAATAATTTTAAAAAAAATATGCTATAACTTTATATTTATATATACTAAATGAAAGTAGATAATAATAAAAAATTGTCTTATATTCCTTTAATATCTCAAAATGTAGATAAAATAAGCGATGTTCCATATAACGTTGTTCCTCCTTTAGAAGCATCTAATAGTTTCTCTTATATTGTTGGTTGTGCTGGTTCAGGTAAATCCAGTTTGTTTTTAGCTTTATTATGTTCTCATCCAACAAAGAAGAAACCAGATGTTCCCCGTTTTTATTACAAGTATTACGACCACGTGTATATTTGTTCAAATTCTTTAGGTTCGTTGCCGATGAATCAACTAAATATAAATGAAGATAGAGTTCATAATAAATTTAGTGATGAGATATTAAATTCAATTATAGATACAGAGAGAGAGGATATAGATAATAATAATTGTCTTTTGGTGTTAGATGATTGTATTAAACAATTGAAAAAAAATAGCGAAGAATTATGTAAGGTTTTGCTCAACAGAAGACATATTTTAACTAATCCTGAAGGTGAGGGGTGTGCTGGTCTTTCAGTTTGGATTTTGAGCCAACGATATATTGAATTGCCTCTTACCTTTAGATGTAATACATCGTCTATTTATTTGTTTAGAAGTGATAATAAGAAAGACCTTGATGGTATAAGAGATGAATTAATGTGTGATTTAACTAAAGAACAACAAGACGAGGTATTTAAGATTGCTTGGAATGAGCCGTATAGCTTTTTATTAATACGAACTAATAAACCAACTAATCAAAAATACTATCAAAGATTTAATAGAATTATTATAAATGATGATACAGCCGATAATATTAGTGTTGAGAGATAATATTATTTTTTCTTTAAATGTATCTTATCTATTTGATATGCTTTAGATTCAGGATTAACGGCAGCATAAACACGAGCATAAGCCCACTGCTGTTTTTGCATATTTGGTCTTGATGGTCCTGCCGTTTCAAATGCTCCCTCACCCTTTTCAAATATAGTCTTAATGCCTTTATATTCATAACCAGTTATATTAGCTATTTCTTTTAATGAATGAGGTTCATTTAATTTAAATCCATATTTCTTATTGAAACGCTGTTTATAAGAGAGTCCCATTTATAATATATGTATAAATATAATTATATAGAATTATTATATTAATAAATAATCTAATAATTTAGGTGGAATAGAATATCTTTCTAATAACGTTGTATTATCAGGTATCATACCTTCTTTCAAACCACTTATTATTTTTTTACTAACAATACCTAATCTCATCTTGTGTTTCTTACAAGTACAACATTTATTATCTAATTCTTTATTAGTTAATATTTTAGTAGGTTTTTTATATCCATAACCGAAATAACAATAATCAACAATAATAAATTTATCTGTATAATTTTTATTATCAATAAAATTAAATATTTTACTATGTCTAGGATTTTCTATAAAATAATAAATCGGCTGTAAATAATCTATAATTTCAATAGTCTTATTAATAAATTTAGAATGTTCTTTTCTTAAATTATTTAATTCTTCCATACTTTTCCATTTTCTACCAATCCAAGTATTCTGTAATTGACTAAATACTTTACATTCAGGACTAGCCCAAATAATATCAAATTCTTTTGGTTCATATTGTTTATAGTCAAATTCCATTATATCAGTACAGATTGTAGGATTATATTTTTTTTCCAAATCAAGACTAATAACTTCAACATCATTATTATTTTCATAATATTTTGTTATACTTCCACTTCCTTTAAAGAGTTCTAATACTTTCATTATATATTAATATATATTTATTTACCAACTTTTTTCATTGTCATGTCGTGACTTTGCTGGAAACAGAAACCTTTAAGCATTAATTCTTTCATTTTTTTAAGATGCTTTTCGGTATGATGTTTTTTATGTTCTCGCATTAATCTTTTTTGTAGTAGTGATAAATCTTTACGAGGTTTATAGATGGGTTTAGTTTTTTTCTTTTCCATTTATATTTATATATAAATTTTATATTTCATTTTTTATTTTAACTTTATTCTCTTTTTCATATTTTTTTATTGCTTCCTTTAATGTTGGTTCAGTCCATAATAATTTCCAACTATGATGTATTCCAGAGTGTTTATTATAAAAATTCTTATCTAATCTATGTCTAGCGAACCAAGCTTTTTTTTTTTTTTCGTCCTTATGGTCAATAAAGGTAGAGCCTCCCTCACTACCAAAAAGAGGGGCCATTTTTTCCATTAATATCATATATCTTTTTCCCTTTCTATTAGATTTTTTTAAAATATAAACTTCCATTTATATATATATATATTCTAAAAAAAATCTAATATATATATATATAAATGATGGGAGCTGAGATTGTTGCTATCATATCAGTATCTATCGCAGGAGCTACAACTTTGTTAAGTACTTGCTTTCATTCCAGATGTACTACTATTAAAACCCCTTGTATTAGTTGTGATAGGGAGTTAATGAAAGAAAAAAATGAAGAAGAAGAAGAAGAAAGAGAACCAAATAGAACTTAATTCTGTGCAATAGATACCCACAACACACCACGAGCGATTGTTGTTGCTGATATTGCTGTATTCTTTGGTATAGCATCGGTAGAACGATAGACAGTCGCTGCATTACCATATCCGAGCCAATCGTTTCCTGGACCTGTATTAACAGGAACTTGCGTCCAAGTCTGATTAACACCACCAGCAGTCCAAGCGGAAGGTGCGGAAGTGGATGAGGCGGTGGAATGGAACAAGAAATTCAAATCACTATTGATTGTGAAATTCGAAGTATAAGAACCGAAGAAACTATCTCCCTGAGCTGCCTTACCATCATTAAACATAGTTGTAGCATTAGTCCAAGCAGGTGAAGTATTACCACCAGTATCAGGTGCTTTTAAATTGTAATATGTGTATGAACGGTCATTAAAAATTGTTCCCCACGAGTTAAGACGTGTTGCTCCACTATCCCCACTGGAATATGAAGATTGTGCTGATAATAATGTTCTATTAGTTGAAGTAAATGAAGGTGCTGAATAAGTAACATTCAAAGTGAATTGAATAGTTTGGAGATTGATAATTGTCGCCGTATTATAATCTGATAGAACTATATTATATGCTTGACTACCTGCGGAAGATAATAAATTATTAATAGTGGCGGTGAAAGTGTGAGTTGTCCCACTTGTGGAAACTGCTTTATTTGTTGTTGATATTGCGGATGTATCAGTAGGATAAGTGATTAAAGGAGCGTAATCATCCTCTACGACTACTGTAATATTGAATGTATCATTCTGGTTTTGTAATGTAATACCTATACCTGAACTTGTGAATACTTGTGCTGAACCTGTATTATTTATTAGACCTTGTGCGGATGTAAGTGTTGTTGCTGTTTCAATGAAATTTATTGAACTCCATATAGCGTTATTATTAACCGTGCTTTTCAACCATAGTTTTCTTGGTGAAGCACTAATAGCGACTGAACCGTCTAATGAAGAAGCAGTTAAAGCGATTACGGCAGGGGTGTCTGCTACATATTGAATAGGATTAGCAGTTGTGCCTTGTCCCCAATCTAATTTACCATTAGCATCTTTTATTAAGAATTGTCCTGCTGACCCATAAAATCCTGATGCTCCTAATATTTCAATAGTAGGTCTTACTCCTGCTACATTTGAATTATCCAATTTTAAAGAGGAATAATATGCCGAATCTGTTGAATTATACCCCTCTACTTCAAACCCAGTTCCAGATGCTAGACTAGAACGGAATTTAGTTTTATTATTACCAGTTATATTTATTGATGAACCAACCGCATTTAATATTTGGTTATTAGCATTACCGACTGTTATTGCTCCTGTTGCTGATGTTCCTATACTCGTTGCGGTTGTTATATCTACACCTGATATTAAATTATCATAAGTAATATTCTTTAATACTCCGTCCGATGCTTGTTCTAATAACAATAAATCACCACTAGCAGGGGTAGTAATAGTATTTTCTTTTGATATTTCCACATTAACAGTAGTTCCACTAACCGCTATTGCGTTTCCTGCTACTACGCCTATTCCTAAATTTCCATAAGTAATTTTATTTATTACTCCTGTATTACGCTCTAATAACAATACATCATCACTAGCAGGAGTAGTAATTGCTACTTGCTTACTAATATCCACATCTATCGCATTTGAATTTAATGCTATTCCTTCTCCTGCTGTTAATGTAATAGGCATATCATTACTTATATTTAGCTTTCCATTTGTATCTACTATTAGATTTCTTGATTGACCTGTATATTGATTTATACTAAATCCATTACCCATAAGGAGATTAAGATAAGGAAACCCACTGGCTACGTTATGGACTTCTATAACAGAAGTATAAGAAACCCCTCCCGAATTGTATCCCTGTATTTGAAAGCCTAATCCACTTGATAGATTTGAACGAAAGAAGTTTTTACCTGCTGATATACAATTCATAGAAGAACTATTTAATGCTAATGTTTGACTTGAATTACCAACTGTAATTCCAGAGGAAGCAGTCGTCCCGAAATTAGTAGAATTTGCGGTTGATACTAAATTTGATATTGCAGCACTGTTTAAAGCGATATTACTCGTATTAGTAGCGATTGCAGAAGTATTAGTATTTTGTTGAGTAGTCAATGCGGATATATTACTTGTATTCGTATTTTGTTGAGTAGTCAATGCGGATATATTACTTGTATTTGTATTCTGTTGAGTAGTTAATGAACTTATATTACTGGTATTAGTTGATATAGAAGATGTATTCGTATTCTGTTGAGTAGTAAGACTTGATATATTAGAAGTGTTAGAATTTACTGAACTTGTTAAACTTGTTATATCAGAATCATTACTGGTAATTTGTGTTTGTAATCCAGCATTAAAATTACTAAATGTTATTTTTTTGGTTGCTCCATTAGTAGTATCATACATTAATAATAAATCATTTCCTACTGGACTGGTAAAGGCATTTTCTTTATTAATATCTAAATCAATATTATTTGTATTGATTGCTATAGCTACACCAGCAGAGAGATTTGTATGATTTGATTCTAAATTAATTGAATTACTTCCATTAGTAATTGTTATACTATTTCCTGTACTTGTTAAATAAGAAGAAGAATAATTACCAGTTGAAGTTGAACCTATTAATAATTTTCCATCTAACACCGTTGTTGAAAAATCATATTTAGTTTTTATATTACTAATTCCAGTTGTGTTTGTATTTACTGAACTTGTTAAACTTGTTATATCAGAATCATTACTGGTAATTTGTGTTTGTAATCCAGAATTAAAATTTGAAAATGTTATTTTTTTTGTAGCATTTCCAACCGAATCATATAATAGCATAAGGTCGCCAGAATTAGGGGAAGTATATGCGGTTTCTTTATTAATATCATAATTTATGAAAGAATTCGTTATATTTATACCAGTCCCAGCAGATAACGAAGTTGAAGAAGGAACAACTAAATCAATACCACCCGCCGATTTAGTAATAGTAACCGAATTATCACTACTAGCTAATTCACCTACACTATAATTTGATGAATTACCAATCAATAATTTACCATTACTAACTGAACCTGTGAAATCATATTTAGTTTTTATATCGGTTATTGCTGTGCTATTAGTGCTTATATTACTTGTATTCGTGCTTTGTTGAGAAGTTAATGAACTAATATTTAAAGTATTTGTATTTTGCTGTCCTTGTAATGAACTGATTGCTCCTGTGTTCGTGCTGATATTCCCAGTATTAACATTAATAGCATTTGTATTGCTGGTTTGTTGCGATTGTAATGATGATATATTACTTGTGTTTGTAGATTGTTGATTAGTTAAATTTGTAATATTTGAACTATTAGTGCCTATATTGGTGCTGTTTGTAGATACACTTGAAGATAAAGAATTTAATTGAGTTTGTATATTACTACTTACACCGTCTAAATAGGAAAATTCCGTATCTGTAATATTAATTGTATAATTATTAGTCCATATACCAGAAGGAAATTTCATTTTTGGTAAGACGCTATCATTTCTAATAGTGAGTAGATTTGTAGCCCCACCGCTATTAACACCCATTAAATTTAAAGTTCCGTTATTAGTATAATTAGTATTTTGAATATTAAAATTATATGCCCCACTTAAAGCAGTAGCCTCTAATACATTTGAGCCATTTATAGTTATTTTACCATCAAATTCACTATTCCCATTTACTCTTAATTTTTCACTACCATTCATACTGGTTGCCCCAATAGCGACATCAGTAGCAGTATCTAACGGATATAATACACCACTATTTAAAGTCCAATTAGTATTTATAAATCCAGATAATAAATTAGCTCTGGTTATTTTCTTTATATTACCAGCATTATCTTCTAATACATATAAATCAGTATCTACGCTGGTAGTAATAGCATTTTGTTTAGATATTGATAAATCAATAGTAGAACCTGTAATTGTTAATGCTTCACCAGCGGTCAAACCAGAACCAGAAGAACCTATTAAATTACTATATAATATTTTTTTAGTATTTCCGTTTGTATCTTCATAAATATATTGGTCGTTAGCTGATGTAGTTGCTGATAAAGTTGCTTTATTAATATCTAAATTGATATTATTATTTAATATTGATATCGATGTCCCTCCTGAAAGTGTATTAATATTGATAGCCCCTGTAGCTGTATTTGTTAAATTTCTCATAGCTATTTATATTATATAAATATTATAAATTTATATTTCGTTATAAAATTAAATAAATTCTATTTGGTGTCAAAGTGTCAAAATGAGTCCCGATTTTCATAAACTCCTCAAGAAAATAAAATTTCTTATAGACTTTGTTAAAAATTGGGTTCATTTTGACACTTTGACACCAAATAGAATTTTAATAATAGATTAATTCTACTTATCTACTTATTCGTCTAAATTATTTTTTTCATTATTTTCATCATTATTATATATATTATATGATTTTAATATAGTAGCCATAGATGTTCCTCTGGTCTTAACTAATTTCTCTATTTTATTAAAATCTTTATTATCTAATAAATGGGCTATAAGAATTTTAAACATTTTTGCTTCACCTAATTTTTGAATTGATATATTTAATATTCGTTCATTAAAGGTAGATGGCTTTAATTTATCACCATTTTTCTTTGATATAATATATACACCATCTTTAAAATTTAATGATTTTAGTTCTTTAATAAATTTTTTATCTTTAATTTCCATAGTTTTATTACCGTATGATTTATCTGTTTTAAAATCATTTATATCTAATATTACTTTATTTTTATTTAGACTAATATAATTTTCATCTTCTTTATCTTCTGGTATAGTATCTACATATTTTAAATTGAGTTCTTTATTTCTAAATCCATAATTCATTAATAAATAATTTGTTATATATCGTAATCCTTCCATTTGGTTTAATTCTTCTAATAAATTGTTATAACTTGGTAAATTATTTTTAATTTCACTCATTCTTTCTTTTCTTAATTGAATAATATCATCTCTTAATGAATTTCTATATTTAATTAAAGCGTCGGTAGGTTCTTTATTCGCTCGTCTTGTAATTATTATCATATTTAAATTTAATGCTTTAGTGTTTGGATTTGGATATAAATTTTTTAATTTTTTTATTATTGTGGGTTGAGTAGTTAAAATACTAAATGGTAAGTTATTAGATATATATGTATATGTTTTTTTTGTTTGTTCTGTTATCTTACCATCTACACTATCTATATAATCTTTCAATACATCTTGATTAGTTTTTTTCTTCATTTATAATATACTACAATATAATTATTTTAAGTATAATACTTTATTATTATGGTTATGGATAATTTTCTCTTAGTTCTCTACTTATATATTCTTTCTGTTTTTCAAATGGTAGGGCAGCTATCGTGTTGTGTGCTTCACCACCAAATAATCTAACTATTGCTTCTTGTATTTTGCTGGTATATTGTGGTCGTTTTTTTCCCATATACACCTCAAGAACTCTTTTATATTTTCTTATTTGTACTGGTGTTAAAGTAGGGTCTCTTGGTGCTGGTTCTGTTTCTGGTGCTCCTCCTATTTTTGGTAATTTTTCATTAATATTAGTTCTTACTCCACGAATTCTATTTAATATTTTTTCATTTTCTTCTAATACACCAACTTTAACAATTGGATTCAATTCATCGTATTTTTGTTTAACTGTAGTTTCTAAATTATTTAATCTTAATCCAATATCATCTAATTTTTGTTGGACTTGCTGTGTTTGTGCTGTTGGGGTTGGTGATATTAAGTCTGGTAATGCTTCTACTTCAGTATTTATTTGTGATAATTTAGACGTAACATTTGTATATACATCTTGATATTCTTGATATTTTTTATTATCAGTATCACTTTTAAAGGGTTTTGCTCCTCTTTCTCTGATTTGCGTAGTAAGAGTAGGGACTTGATTACCTTGAGTAATTTCTTTAAATGGTATATTACTTTCTTTAAATAGTTTCATAGCTAATTCAGCAGGAGTAGTATTTTTAGATAAATTTGTTTTCATATCATTTATTATTTTATATATATTTACGTTGTTGGGGTCATTTAAATATGCTGTTTGTGCTGGTGTTAAAGAATTTAACCAATTGGTAAATCGTATATTTTCTTGGTCTCTACTATCTACTAATGAATTAGTTTCTGGTAATGAGATATGATATACTTGGTCTGTAATTTTACCATTTAACGCCTGTTGTTCTGTGGCTCTACTATACATAGCATAACGACTATATTCAGTATCAAATCCCACAGGAGCTTTAACTTTTATTGTAGCCCCACCTATATCTATGCTATAATCCCTTAATTCCGCTGGTGCTACTGGGGCTACTGGTGTTAATGGTGCGACTGGTGTTAATGGTGTTAATGGTGTTGCTTGTGGTGGTTTAGGTAAGACTACATTAGGGTCATCTTGCTTAGCTTTATCTCTTATTTCTTTGGCTATTCTATCTAATTCTTCTTGAACATTTCGTGCTGGTGGTGGAACTACTGGGGCTACTGGTGGAACTACTGGCGTGGGTATTGGTGCTACTGGTGTGGGCATTATAGTTTGTGGTATTGCTGGTGGTAAAGTAGGTAAATTTATAATTCCAGAGCCTAATCTATTGGGGAATGGTGTTCTTATAGTGAATGGATTAACTTGTTTATTTTTATTAATTAATTCTTGTAATAAAGTAGTTTTTTTAGATACATCATCTATATAATTCTGTATGTCTGTGTCCGTTTTTAAATCACTACGATTTATTACCGATATACCGATTTCAGTAGGTATTTTAATTTTTAATTGTTGTGCTTGTTGTTGTAGATTATCATAATTTTCTAAATTTTGTTTTAATGTTTCCAATAGTTCATCTCTCTTTTTTGTATTAGATGGTTTTCTTTTCTTCTTTTTTTTAACTTTCCTTAATTCTACATCATTAGGAAATAATATTTGAACTATTTGATTATTGGTATTTTTATTAGTATTTATAATATCTGCTTTCTTTTTTTTATCTCTTTCTACGGATTTAGTCTTAACCATCTTATTATATATAATACATTTATTTTTTTATTGATATATTATATATAATAATGTATTCAAATTATAAAAATAATATTAATGATTACTTTATAGAAATGTATAAAGCAAGTATAAAGAAAAATACAAGACCAACTATAGAAAGATTAAAAAATAAAAATGAAACTAAATATAATGAATTTGTTAAACAATTATATAAATCAAAAAAATATAAATAAAATCTGAGTGTCAAAGTGTCAAAATGAGTCCCGATTTTAACAAACTACCCAAGAAAATAAAATTTCTTATAGACTTTATGAAAAAAATGGTTCATTTTGACACTTTGACACCAAATAGAATTTTAATAATAGATTAAATCTATTTAATAATATACTATTGTCCATCTATTTCCATTAAACTCATTAACATAATGTTCTAATTCCCCACCATTAAATATTAATGCTTGTTCTTTAATATCAAATTCTACACCTTCAACAACTAAATCCCCACCTTTATAATCACCTAATCCAATAATTAAACTTTCTTTCTTATTTCCTTTGTCTTTATGTGGTAAGCATTTAAAATTAAAATTTAATGTAATTGAGGTATATTCAAAATCAGGTGCTATATTTTTAATTAAATTTTTTAAACATTCGTAAACTATTGGTTTCTTAGTATTATTATTAGCAGGTTGATACGGATTTTCACCTTTTTTAATCACCATTTTTTTTACTATCCCATAAGTTTCACTCTTACACGGATTACCCACCGACCTCATGCGACCTTGTCTATCACATATAGCATAATTAAACCCACTGGCGGTAATACGATTAGTATTAGATTTAATATAGTTATTTTTTAATACTTCTACAGTCATTTCATATAATTTAGAAAAATTACACATTTATATATATTATTGATAAAAAATAATTATATATTATTTCCCATATCCTTTTTTATTAGAAGCTACTTTTAATATACAAGCTGTATTATCTTCATCACAATAATCATAATAATTAAAATCAAGTTTTAGTTTATTTTTTATACAAAATCGTTTTAATGATGCTCCACCTACAGATTGTAATAATTTTCTATATTTCCAAGTCTTATAAACGTCTATTTTATCTAATCTATCATATTCATCTAAACAATATATTATAAATGGATAATATAAATCTTTTGGTAATTTTAATAAAGAATTTCCTAGTATCTTTTTCCCACTTGGATATATATATGATGAATGTAATACATCTATGTCTTCAGGTAATAATTTGTTTATTCTTATATCCATATCACAGTAGAACCCATCATTTTTATTTAATATTAATGCCCTTCCAATATCTACTAAATAATAATACGGCATCTTATACAACCTATTTTTTATTTCAGGGTATTCAGTATCTATTAAATTTTTAATATCATCATCATTCCATATTTTATAATTTGGATATAGTAATGTATTATGATTTATATTATCTAAAAAATCACCACGTTTTTCTAATCCGCCTAAGCCTATTTTTAAAAAAATATAATGTATCATTATATTATAATAATGATAGATTATAAAATTGCTATACGTTCTTACAAACGTGCTAATACCATAGATAAGACACTTAAAATACTTGATTTAGATGGTATAGAAAAATCTAAAATATATATTTTTTGTCCTTTAAATGAAATTGAAGAATATAAAAAAATTAATGGTGATGATTATAATTATATAGATGGAGGAAACAAGGGGACTAATTATTGTAATAATTTAATAATTGATTTCTTTGATTTGAATGATTATATAATACAAATGGACGATGATATTAATGGAGTTTATAAATTATTAGATAATTATAGCTATAAACAAACAATAAAGACAGGTGATAAAGCTAATGGCTATCCTATTGGTTTAACAAAATTATCTATATTAGATTTAATAATAGAAGGTAAGAAAGAGATGGATAATAATTTTTTAAATTTATGGGGAATGTATCCAGTTAATAATTATTATTTTATGAATAGTACTATATCACACGATTTAAAATTTTGTATTGGTCGTATATTTGGTTTCAATAATACTAAAGATGTAATTTGTGGAGATGATTGTAGAGATGACTATGAACGAAGTATATTATATTATATACGTGATGGTGGGGTAATTAGATTTAATAAATATGTTTGTGATGCTGATACTTATATAGGGTCTGGTGGTTTAGCTGAAATAAGAACTAAAGAAAAAATGGAGAATTCAGTCTTATATATGATTGATAAATACCCAGAATACGTTAAACGAAAGAAGACAAAGGGAAAATATCCAGAGATAAGGCTAATTCAACCAAAATAGCCGTTTTAATAACTTTAGTTCCGTTATAATACACTTTAAATATGTATATTAGCATTTAAAAAGAATTATAATTTAAATTATAATTCTTCTTAAATGCTATTTACAGTATAATAACTTTAGTTCCGTTATAATAACGCTCACAAATGCTTATTGTATCCACAATCTACACACTGAGGGACAAATATCATTCTTTTAAATAGTGGTTGGTCTTCTGTCCAGTCTGGATTTCTTCTTAGTGTTTCAAATTCCATTCTCGTATTAGATGGGATTAAAGCATTACAATCTCCACAAACTTTAGCCACACCAACAATTTTTAGATTTTTCTTTTTCGCCATTTTTTTATAATTTAATATATAGACTTTTCTTTATATCACTTTTCTATATTATATATTATATATTAGCATTTTTTAAAATTAAAATTCAATAATAATATCTTTATCAACTATTTTAAATGTTTTACGACAAGACTTACATAAATTATCTGTTATGTTTCTATGGATACTATTACATTCTCTACAAAGTTTAATATAATCGTATGTAATAAATCTATTAATACAATTTTCACCAATAGCTAAAATATCCTCTCCATTTGTTATATAACAATTATTTTTAATTTTATGACCACAGATACAATAATCTTGATGAGTTGGTAGCTTTTGATTATAAAAATTATTATTAAAATATTTCAAGTGGATTCCAACTTCTCCACCTATATAATACCAGTTTTCTATAATATCGTTAATCTCAACATTATTTTTATTTAAGCCTGTTTTAAATCTTTTTGATAATGATTTTTTATTATCTAATTTCATACCTTTAAAGCTTTTTAATTTAGAGCCTTTTTTATACCATTTTTCTTTTGTGATAGGGGTAATAACCATATATATATAATATTATAAATTAATTTTTTAAAAATAAATTCTCGTTTATTTTTTTATAATTAAATATATAGTTAATTATAAATGAATAAAAATAATTATCCCAATGGAAAATTAGCAACTATCTATAAAATATTTTGTAATGATATAAATATTAAAGATATATATATCGGAGCTACTATAAATTTTCCACGTAGAATATATAGACATAAATTAAATACTACTAGTATTAAATCTAAAGAACATAATTTTAAAATTTATAAATTTATTCGTGATAATGGTGGATGGGATAATTGGGGTGTATCCATTCTTAAAGAATGTGTAGTTAATCATAGAAAGGAATTACATAAAATAGAAAGACTTTATGTAGATAGTTTAAAATCTTCTTTAAATACTCTTAGCCCCTATAAGAGTGAATTGGAAACACAAATATATCATAAAGAATATAGCCAGAGATATAGAATGATAAATAGAGATAAAGTTAAATTACAAAAAAAATTATGTTATCAAGCACATAAAGAAAGTATATCACTTAAAGGAAAGAGTAATAAAATATTTTGTTTCTGTTGTAATAGAGAATATCGTACGGATTGTATAATCCAACATAATAAGACTAAGAAGCATTTAAATAATCAATTATTATTATCAGAAAAATCTAAAGTAGTTATTCCTGTTTTACTATCTGGTGATACATAATCCGTATATTCGTTTCCTCCTATTCCCAGCTTACCCAGACCATAAGCAGCTCCACCCATTAAAGCACCTACTCCAGCACCTATCACTGTTCCTTCTGGTCCTATAGCACTACCAGCTAAAGCACTCGCAGCTATAGTCCCAGTAAGTCCAGCAGCAGCACCACCAGCAGCACCACCACCAATATCGGCTAAACTTGTTGATACGTCTTCATTTGCTCCTAATGACTTTAGTCCTTTATATATTCCTCCTGTGGCTTCTTTTCCTACTACATAACCAGTAGCACCTGCTACCGCCTCAGGTAGCATAGCTGTCCCTAATACTGTAGATGTAATAGCACCAGTTAAAGCACCTTCTTCGCCTGTTCTTATATCACTATCAGATGATAATTGTTGATAAGGGTCAACGTATTTTTTCATTAGAACATCTGATAATTTTGCACTACCCAGCCCAACTATTAAATTACTTGGATGAATTCCTCTAGCTATCTCACCAGCGTAAGACATACCTGTATCAGATGCCCTAATATTGGAACTATCAAAATTATTTATTTCTGTTTCTAATGTATTTTGGGTTTGTGAGTGTTCTAATAAATCAATACCCCTATCTACACCATCTTTAGACACAAACTCATTTAAATAATCATCTGTATTTGCGGTGGGGTGGTCTTCGTCAAAATTTTTCATTTCTTCACTGGTAAGTGTCCCACCAGCTTTTTTCCATAATATTTTATGATGGTCGCTATTAGGGTCTATCCCATTATCTATAGCGTATTTGGTAAATGATTGTGTAGATGGTTTTTTAATATTTAATGGGGCTGGGATACCTTCGGTTGGTGGTGGTATATATCTGGCTGCTGGTTTTAATCCAGCCTTAGGAATACCTAAATTATAATTACCAACTACTTCGGCAGTTGGTATTGGAGTACCTATTCTACTCTCTAATCTATTCATTTGTGTATCTAATAATCTACCTTCTGCGGTCGGTTCTAATTTGGTTTTATTTCGTAATCCTGTTAAT